TTGGGCGGAAGGGAGCGGTCTGGTATGTTGGGTCATAGAACTGGTGTTCTGAGGCGTAGGGAGGCTGTGGGATGACCGCAACACTTGCCACCCTACGCGACCGAGTCGAACTCGAGCTGGCCGACTCGGGTAATAGCATCTGGTCAACCGACGACGTCGACGAGGCGATACGCCAGGCGCTGCACGAGTACAGCAAAACACGGCCGCTCAGGGAGGTCGGTACGGTAGAATTGTCGGCCGATGGGCGGGAGATTGACATTAGCTCGCTTAGCGGGCTTCTGAGCGTGACGGAAATATGGTGCGATTACACGAGCTCAGATCCGGAGTTCCCGGCGAACGTGCGTGCGTTTACGCACTGGCGGGATGAGCAAAAGATTTACGTCAATGACGATTATGAACCGGCAAGCGGCGACGTCGTCCGCGTCTTCTATACCAAGCTGCAAACGTTGAACGGGCTGGACAGTGAGACAGCGACGTCGGTCCCCCTGGAAGATGAGACCCTGATTGCCACTGGTGCGGCGGGCTATGCTGCGACAAGCCGGGCCGTGGATTTGGCGGAGCAGGTTACGCTGGACCGGCTGACGGCGCAGCAGGTGCGCGCCTGGGGGCTGGCCAAGCTGCAAGAGTTCCGATCGGCTTAAGACGGTGGCGCGTAGGATGGCGTTGGAGAGCAAGGCCGATGTGGAGCTTCGATCGTTAGATCGTTGGGAACGAGACGGGGAGGGGTGGGCTTGATGAGCAACATTCGCGGCGTTCTGCTGATTGTGGGCACCTTGGCGCTGGCAGCGTTGGGCCAGTGTTCAGAGTGCTGGATTCCAGTGTCTCCCATCTCCCCCATCTCGCCACCTCCGGCGCGTGACCCGGAGGCCAAGGTGCTGAGCGCTGAACTGGCGGCGGCGCCGGTGGAGGCTGAGACCAAATGCTGGTGGGAGGTTCAGGCGCGGGACGCGGATGAGGCGATACCGTTTGAATGTCAGTTGCGTGACCTCGATGGGGCCGTGGTGGCTCGGCAAAACTTCGCCTTGCGGATGGGCGAGAGTGAGGAGATCGGGTTACGCTGGCTGGTGGGGCCTGGGGAATACGAGGTCTGGTGCAGCATTGGTTTCTGCGACTTTGAGTTGATGGGGGCGTGGTGGGTAAAGTGAAGTTAAGTTGCCAGCAGATCAGGCACATCATCAAGGCGCGTGGCCACCTGTTGGATGGCGGCTACGATTGGAGTGATCCGGTTATTGAGGGGCTTAGTCGTGAGATCGAGGAGTACCGGCGTGAGGTTGGGTTCAATAATTACGTGTCTCAGATGCTGGACAACGCTCACGTGTGCGCCATGCAGATGTGCACATTGCGCTGGGCGGACGGGCGTGTGATGCACGGCAGAGCGTGGGACGTGAATCGTGCGGTTCAAGGCCAGCGTTGCTTTGCCTGGCTGGTCGACAACTGCCGGCCGGACAATCTGCCGTACAAGATTGAGGCGGACCTGGGCGCACACAAAGCGGTGAGGTATCTGTGAATGTTACTTGATGCACGAGCGAGTCATTTGAATACGTTTGTTCTCAAGACTGGCGACACGATGACGGGCGCGCTGACGATTAACTGTAACAGCGCGTCGGCGCTTCTGGTCGAGCAGGACGGGGTCAATGATGATGTGTTGTTGATTGACACTGCCACACCGCTGGTGACAGTGGCTGCCTTGAGTGTGAGCGGTGACGTGACGGTAGGGGATGACCTCATCTTTTCCGCCTCGGGTGGGCAGTTGTACAAGCAAATTGCGTCGGGTGCGGCCTCGATGGATTTCAACATGGAGCCGCAGGATGGCACATCAGAGGCAAAATTCCGGTTCTTCCGTGAGACTAATACCACTGGTCAGGTTAGCATCCAGTTGCTTAAAGGGGACAACTCAACTACCGTCATTCATCAGATCTTGTGCAATGGTACGACGGCGTTTAATGAGCAGGGCGACGACATAGATTTCAAGATCGAGGGTGACAATTTCGTTAACCTGGTCTACGTGGACGCTTCTGCTGACGCGGTAGGTATCAACACCAACAGTCCCGGCGCACAACTGCACATTGACCAGAGCAGCACGACCGGCGCCAAGCCGGTGGCCACGTTTGACCAGGCCGACGTGAGCGAAGAGTTTTTGCGCTTCATCGGCACGGCGGCGGCGGCGACGTTGACGCAAAGCATCGTAGCCGAGGGAGATGTGAACACAGCCACACGTGCGGTGTGGCTTAAGGTCTACATCCAGGACGATGGCAATCAAGTGACAGACCAGGCTTATTTTGTGCCTGGCTACACACTAGCGTAATAGGGAGGAACATTGTGGCATTTCAACAAGCAGAGAGCATTAGCCCGACCGGGCGCGGCGCAACCGCGATTGATTTCTATATTCCAGATCCGGAGGCGTACCAGGAGGAGCAAACCGGAGTGCTGAGCGTGCAGATAAAATACTCGGACGGCAGCATGAAGGAGCGGCGCTTTGATCTGCTGGCGCGCTTGCAAGACGACGCAGCGGGCCAGGCGCATCTGGTGAACCTGGCTTCGCTTCGGGATTACGTTCTGGCGCGCATCGATGGGGAGATACTTGGCAATGAGTGACCGAAAGCCGGGCATTCCGGCGCGGGCGATCACGCCCGATGATGCGCGTGAGGTACTGGTCCGTGAGCGTGAAGCGCGCTTGCGTGAGTTCAATGCCAAGATGGTGGAGCTTACACGAGAGTACGGCTGCCGGGTCGCGCCTCTTGTGACCCTGCCTGGCGGGGAGCAAATCAGCCTGGCGTCGTTTCTCAAGATGATGGGCATCGAGGCCTCGCCCGGCTTGCAGATTGTGGAGGTGGCGGATTGAGCAACCTGGTCGTATCGTGTTCGTTTACCCAGTCGCGGGGGTCGCCGGCGACGGGGCTTACTCTGACCGACATTGACATTACGCTTAGCTCGATTAACAAATCGACGGGCGCGGTAGCGGCGATCTGGAACACAGAAAATCCAACAGTTGAGATTTCCAACGTGGGGAAGTACGCGAGGATTTATGCCAGTGCGGACTTGGATACCTATGCGTATTTCGCGACAGCGAATTACACGGGTGGGACTACGCTGGACTGCGACGACGTTGAAGGTTCTGTCGGCGTGGCGCTGGACGAGATGGCAGACGCGGTGTGGGATGAGGCGGCCAGTGGCCACACGTCGGCCGGCACGATGGGCGCGCAACTCGGGACCGATGTGGACGCCATCCTCACAGACACAAACGAGCTGCAAGGCGACCTGACGGACGGCGGGCGGCTTGATCTCCTGATCGACGCTATCAAGGAGCGGACGGACAAACTGCCGGACGACCCGGCGGACGACTCAGACATTGATGGTCAACTGGCGACGATTGACACTGTAGTCGACGCTATCCTGGCCGACACAGGCACCGATGGGGTGGTTGTCTCCACCGCGACGGCGCAAGCCATAGCGGACGAGATACTCAAACGGAACGCGGAAGGTGTGGAGGACGCGGCCGATAACAACAGCCTGGCCGAGCTTATCTATGCCGCGTTGAATTCGGCCATCAGCGGTACGACCTGGACCATCAAAAAGCCGTCCGACGACTCGACCTTTAACACACGGACGGTGACTACCAACGCGGCGGCGGATCCGGTAACGGGCGTGACTTAATGGCGGGTGGCTTTCGCGACTTCCTCGCGCTGGTCCTGGGCCGCAAAAGCGCAGAGCCGGCAGCATTAAATCAATTACAACGGCAGACAGGTGGTGAGCCAGTCGTCACGCTGACGATTGGCTCTCATTCGTTAGATGCCTTCGTGTGGGGCTATCGCTACGAGGAGAAGGCGGAGGATAACGGTAGTCTGACCATTTGGCTGCTGAATACCAATGATGAGTTTGACGATCTCTCCACAGACTACCCGGACCTGGTGCGTGGCGCTGCGGTGGACCTGCGGCGTGGGCTGCCGGTGGCCGGCGTAGACACCACTGAAAAGCTGCCGAGGACTTGGGTAGAAGGCTTGAGGTATGTCTACCTGGAGGGGACACCTCTTCTTGAGCTCTCCTGTATTGATTGGCGCGAAAAGCTAGAGAAATTCCGCTACAGTGTGGAGCAGAATTGGACAGCGACCGAAGTTGCCACCATTGCGAGCAGCATTCTGGGTCAGGTGAGCTTAACGCTGGCTACCGGTTCATTTGGCTATAGCATTGATTACACAGCCTCGCCTCGCCGGGCGGGAGACCAGGTGCTGGTCGACGTGATGCGGCGGGTGGATGAGTACCTGTATGCCGGTGTCGATGGCGAAATCCAGCACAAGGAGCTGGACCCGAGTGAGGCGGGTAGCTACCAGTATGGTTGGAGCACGGACGAAGGTTGTCATCCGTGCCTGTCAGGCACGGAGATCGCGGAGACATCGGCGCGCTACAATAGTGTGACGGTCAACGGGTCCGAGAGCTACACAGGCAGCGCAAGCGACGCCACCGAGATAGCGCTAGTGGGCACGCGGCTGAGGACTATCACAGATAGGAACCTGACGTCAAACGCGCAATGCACCGAGCGCGCGCGGGCCGAACTGAGGTTCTGGCTGGCGCAAACCGTAACGGGCAAGATTGTGGCTCGGCCACATTTCACGCTGAGGATGTACGACGTGCTTGAAGTGCTGGCTCCACCCTGGGGCGGTCCGTCAGTGACGGGTCGCGTGCGGCGCATCGTGGAGGAGTACGGTCGGGGCCGGTCCTTGTGGCACCAGATTGTCGAGATCGGCGGGCTGGCTGGGCGGCGCGTGGCGGCGGCTGACCTGGATGATGGGGCGGTGGACTCGTCTCATCTTATCGAGGGTGCGGTGACCGTTGACGAGTTGGCGGCCGGGAGCGTGGAGACCGGAAAGCTGGCGGCCGGGGCGGTGACGGCTGACGAATTAGCCAGCAATGCGGTCACGGCCGACAAGATCAACGTTAGCTCTCTCTCGGCCATCAGCGCCGATATGGGGACGCTGACGGCCGGCGTGGTGCGGATGGGGACAGGGACGAAGGACGTTGACCTGAGCGGCTTCCAGATTGATTCGGCGGAGCTGGTCGGGCAGAACTCAGGCACAGACCAGGTGGTGTTGTCGTCGAGTGACGGCAAGATCACGGCCGGCGCTGGTGCGCTTATCCTGGACGAGGACGGCATTCAGGCCAACAGTGGGAACGCGGACGTTAATAAGCTCAAGATTCGAGACGGGTCTGACACCGTGCTGGGTCTGTATGGCGAGGTTGAGGACGGCGTTGGCACGTCGGGCACGCTGGAGGCGAAGGGCAAGGATGGCGATAGCCCGGAAGGCGTGCTTGAGTTGCTGGCCATCACCTACGATGGGAACGCGGGGGCTGGTGTGGCGTCGGTGTCGATTTCGTTGCAAACGGAAGATGGCGACATCGAGATCGGCGGCGCGCTGCGGATGGTGATGGGGACGTGCTTCATTGAGATGACCGAGCAGAGCAGCGCGCCCAGCGCGCCCGGCCCGAACCGGGGACGACTGTATCTGGTCGACAACGGGGCTGGGAAAACGCAACTGTGCATTATTTTTAGCTCGGGAGCGGCGCAGGTGATAGCGACGGAACCGTAAGTGTATCGGAACTGATATAGTTTGAGCGGATAGGGGGGCCGGGCGATGCTCGGCTTTTTTGTTATGAGCGAACGAAGAAAAAGCGGCTGGGGGGATGGGCTGGAGTGGTGGGCTTCGGATGGCAGGGCCTGGGTAAGCTGTGTGTTCTCCTGGCTGCTGGACGAGGCGCGTGCTCAGTGTATCGCCTTGCTGAGTCGTGGCTATCAGGTTGAGGTCGGCGGTCCGGCTGTGGCCTTAAATCGTGAGGTCCTGGAGGATCTGCCGGTTCAGATCGGCGGCGAGGCGGACGCGCTGTGGTACCACAACAAGCGGGCGACGGTCACGACGCGGGGTTGTATCCGGCGCTGCCCGTTTTGTCTGGTGCATCGAGTAGAGGGGGAGCTGGTCGAGCTTGAGCACTGGGAGCCAAAACCGATTGTGTGCGATAATAACTTGTTGGCTGCGTCACGCGCACACTTCGACCGGGTGATTGACTCGCTCAAGGGGGTCAAGGGAGTGGATTTCAACAGCGGGCTTGATCTGCGTCTGCTGACCAAGTATCATGCGGATCGTATCGCTGAGCTTGACGTTAAGCACGTGCGGATGTCATTTGATCATATCTCGCTGGAGTCGGAGTTCCACCGGGCTTACGGGATCTGGCGAAAAGCGGGCTTCACGAAAAAGCAGATACGGGTGTATGTGTTAATTGGCTACAACGACACGCCCGAAGACGCGGCCTACCGGTTGGGGCTGATCATGGAGCGGAACTTGCTGCCGTTTCCCATGCGGTATGAGCCGCTCGACGCGCGCGAGCGGGGTAAGTACGTGGGGCCGGGCTGGACAGAGGCGGAGCTAAAGCGCGTGGTGCGCTATTACATGAACGTGGATCAATTCGGGTCAATCCCGTTTCACGAATTTGTGGGGTAGCTTGCTCTTTTGGTTGGGTAGTTTGGGCAAGATTCCGGTGGGGCGTGAACTCCCGTTGGGGCAATTGGAGATTAAAGGTTTGGGTTGAGACCCGAAGGGGCCAGGCGGAGCGATAGCGGAGCCTGGAGTCGGCGTGGGGCGGTCGATTTGGGGACTGGCTGCAAGGCGGGTGTGGAGGTTGGCGTCTCTTGGGATCGGGGATTGTTTGGAGGACAAAGAGAAAGCCCCACGCCTTCGGGGAGGCGTGGGGCTTGGTGATGCTTAGTTGTGTGGCTCTCCACGAATTATGGTGAGTTGTTCACCACACTTGTGGCACTTGGCAGACGCGTTCTTGCCTTTGAAGTTGCCATAGCCAGGCGGGCAAGCGTCGCAATCTGGATTGGTGCAGATGGAAGATTTGGGATTAACATTGTACTTTGTGGAGCTTGGAAGTGTACTCATTTTTGACTCTCCTCACTTTGTCTCGTGATAGTGTGTT